CTTACACAAAAACACTCACACTAAATACACAGTTTATTCTTGATCCGCTTACAGCTTCCGCTTTAGGCAGACCCTTTACACAATTAACAATGGTGTCTAATACAGAGTCATGGCCTATATTTCCGGGCTTAACACAAAACGGCTTACGCCCCGGCGTACAAGTCACAGCTAAGTTTGGCTGGCCGTCTGTACCTAGTGATGTAAATGTAGCTTGTTTAATTCTTACAGCTGATCTATACAAGCGCAAAGATGCTCCGGGCGGTGTCTTAGGTCTTGGTGACCTAGGTGTAATACGCATGTCCCCAGTAGGCAGAGATGTATCACAAATGATTAGGGCTTATCAAAAGATTGCTATTGCCTAATGGTGCCAAGTACAGTAAGGACAAATCTTAAAACAGCTCTTACGGCTATTACAGGATTGCGTGTAATGGATTATGTTCCTGACTCTACAAATGTGCCTACCAATAATGCTTTTGCAGTTATTGGTCAATTGTCTATGAATTATGATTACACACTCAACAGAGGTTTTGACTCTGCAACTTGCAATATAATTGTTATGGTCGGGCGCATGAGTGAAAAAGATGGGCAATCAAGATTGGATGGGCTACTCAGCTCATCCGGTTCAACCTCAATTAAAGCCGCTATTGAGGCTGATAAAACACTAAGCGGTGCAGTGCAAACTTTAAGAGTTGTGTCTGCATCACCCGGCACAATAACATCCGCTAGTATTGATTACCTAAGTTATCAGTATTCAGTGGAATTGATAGGTTAGCGAAAGGAAAAATATGGCCATATTTATGGGTAACAAAGTAGCAGTCATTGTAGGTACATCAACCATATCTTCATTTGTCAGCACTGTAAGCTTAAACCGAGAAGTAGAGGCTGTTACGATAACAGCCATGAACGATACTGTACAGAATATGATCGGTGGCATTGAAGTGTCATCAATCAGTATGGAAATCTTCAATGATTTTGCGGCAGCCTCAGTGAACAGTCTTTTTGAAGATGCAATTGGTACAAAACTGGCAATCAAATTGATTCCAGTTACAGGTACAGTCACCGCTACAAATCCAAGTTACAGCATGTCATGTTTGATCACACAATGGACACCCATTGCAGGATCTACAGACAGCGCAGCTTTGGCAAGTGTAACTTTTCCAGTAACAGCTTTAACAAAAGCAACAAGCTAAAAAGAAAAGGTGGGACATGCACAAGATTGAAATAACAAAGAAAGACGGCAAAAAGATTACTTATGATCTTACGCCATCTGTGAAAGTAGCCTTTGAGGCTGAGTTCAAAACAGGATGGCGTAAGAGATTAGGTGAGCTACAGATGGAAAGCGATTTGTGGTGGCTTGCTTGGCGTATAGAAAAAGACACAGGCAAGACCGAACTAGCTTTTGGTGATGATTACATAAATCAATTTATAGATGTTGATTTGTTGTATGAAGCAAAAAATGGCTAGACCGACATGGTCAAATATGGGAGATTGCCTCTGTGTCGGTTAGAACAGGTATCAGTCCTAAAGATTTACTAGAGGTTGATCCGGCTGTTTATATGGCAATCAAAGCAATATTGGTAGAGCAAGATGCAAAAACAAAAGGGACAGTCAGGCGGAAATAATGCTAGAGGTACAACCAGATAGATCTCTCAAGGCTGTTTATGTAGAAAATCTTGATGAGCTAATGGAAAAATTAAAAAACATTGACCCTGACTTGCAAAAAATATTTAAAAAAGAATTACGCAAACAAATTAAACCTGTAGAAAAACTAGCTAAGAGTTTTATACCAGCTGAGGTTTTTCCGGGTTGGAGAGATACTAAGCCTTACTACCCACCTACATGGGGATGGGCTTTTGATCAAAGCCACAGAGGCCGCACCTATGGCAAAACAAATGAGTCAAGATGGCAATGGTCACAAGCGGATGCTGTTGCCGGCATACAAATTACAAGTGCAAAGGTTAAAGTGCAAAGAATTAAGGGCACTAAATTTTCAGTAACAGCTTTAGCCCTTGTAAATAAATCAGTGCCGGGAATTATTTTTGAATTAACAGGCGGTGGCACTGCAAGGAGTAGAGGCAAGACAAGGCGAGTAAGTCGCAACCCTAATGCCAGCGAAGGCTTTATCCGTAAGGTGTCAGAAGCTCACGGCGCAATTGCCGGAGATGGTAAAGGCAAAAGAGTTATCTATAAAGCTACAGCTGAAAAAGGCGCACAAGCTTTAGCCGGTATTGAAGCTGTAAAAGACAAATACTTGGCAAGAGTGTTTAGGGGTTACTAATGGCTTTAAGCTCAAATGTAGTAATTAACTTTTTAACTAAGTTTGATAAAAAAGGATTAGAGCGTGCAACAAAAGAGTTAAAAGGATTTGACAAGGTAGTTGCAACAGGAGCATTTAGACTTAAAGCTTTTGCTAAAGTCGGTGCAATAGGAGCGGCGGTTGGTTTAGCCGCTCTGGCAAGAAGCTCTATACAGGCAGCACTAAAACAAGAGGTATTGCAAAAATCAGTTGAGCAATCTTTAACTGCAATAAATGAGTTAGGCTCTTTAGTAAGCGTACAAACATTTATTACAGATTTAGAAAAAGCTACTAACATTACTAAAGATGAGCTGACCCCTGCCCTAAATAGTTTAATTGTATCTACGGGTAATTTGACCACAGCTCAAGATCTATTAGGCCTTGCAGTAGATACAAGCAGGGGTGCAGGTGTTGATTTATTAACAGTCACAGATGCTTTAGGTAAAGCCAACAGAGGTAATTTTAGAGCTTTAGGACAACTAGGACTTGGGTTTGATGCAGTAACAGCTAAAGAGATGGGCTTAGCTGACATAACAGATTACCTTACTCTAAAATTTGGTGGCGCAGCTCAAAGATCAGCTGATACATTTGGCGCAAAATTAGACGCTTTAGGAAGAAGTGCAGATGCCGCTCAGGAAAATTTGGGTGCAGGTTTTATTACAGCTGCCGAAATCATTATTGGTAGCAGTGACGCAACAGATGTCTTTGGCTCAAAGCTTGAACTGTTAGGACTAAATGGCGGCTACATTGTAATTGCATTAGCCGATAAAGTTAATAAAATACAAGATGCTTTTAGTGGCCTTAGTAAATCAATTCAAAAAGATCCAATCTTAAAATTCTTTTTTGGCTCTGCTAAATCTATACCAGTATTAGGCGGTTGGATTGAAGGTTTTAGAGGTCTAGCTGAGGATGGCAAAAGAATTGCAGAAAGCTCAAAAGAAACTGTAGAGCAAACAGAGGAACAAAAAGCCGCTGCCGCAAAACTGGCAGCCCTGCAAGCTAAGTTTGACAAGTTTGCCGCTGCCTCATTAGATAAACAGAAAAAACTTACAAAAGAAAAAGCGGCTCAAGCTGCATTAGATAAGAAAAAGGCAGAGCTTGAGTCCATGTTTGACATAGACCGCATTAACCTACAAGCTGCCTTAAGCCGTAAATTAAATGCTGAGGATGAGTTGCGTGTAAAGATATTACAAAAATTATCAGACGGCACTGCAAAAGCTGTTGATGAAGCGCAACGCTACGCAGATGTACTTAAGGTTATTGAGGATGGTGTGATTTCTACTGAAGAAATTGACATGTTATCTAAGAAATGGGGCATCTCTACCACCGCTGTTTTGCTTTACCTGCAACAAATTTTTGCAGCTAATGATGAGCTACGCAAAATGTTGTTACTACTTGATGAAGTAGCAAAGAAAAAATTAGTTGATATGGGACAAGTAGGGGCTAGTACCTTGCAAGTACAAATTGCAAAAATGGAATCACTCAATGAAAATTTAATTGATAAAATAGCTGCTAGACCAACAGTACCTCAAGGTTTGCCGCCTGAATTAGAATTAAGAATAAGAAGTCAAAGATTAGAAAATTTAATTGGCACAATACAAGAAAAAGCTGCTATTAGAGGTTTAGAGCTACCTAGGTTTGCAGACGGCGGTATAGTAACTCAACCGACAATTGGTATGATTGGTGAGGCCGGAGCTGAGGCTGTCATCCCACTAGATCGCATGGGAAGCATGGGTACAAGAGTTACAGTCAATGTAGCCGG